GTTTTTCCTTCTCTGGGAACTCTTCGAGGTTCAGCTCATAAGGTTATTTTCCTAAAACTTGACTGATCTCTATCATTTTCCTAGCGTCTTTCAGAGATCCATACATACTCCTACGGGTAACAGGTATGAGATCCAGATCTAAAACTAAATCTCGATCTGCTAGGGTAATCTTCCTAGCTAAAGGCAAATGACCAAAACTGGATAAGGGAGGTGCTCCACCTGGGACCGTTCGAAATTTGCTCCTATTCCGATAATAAAAAATACCTAGGAAAGCCAATATAGAAATCGCGTACTAGTCGGAGACTATCAATAACAACACAAGTAATGCATAATCTAAAATCTCTAATTATAGTTCGGCTAAAGCGGGCATCCTAAATAAAGATTCAATTTAATCTGAAGTGGCAAAAGCAGGGTCTGACACTAAACCATTAGGTCGATAATAAATGTCGATTTTCTCTCTGTAGTTTTGAGGCTTCCATTTTTAATATTACTGAAGTATCAAATTCGTAGTAGCTAACGGTCTATAATAACTCTCAAAATAGTGTTATTAAGGATTATAACCATAGTCTACGGCTTGGACTCTCTTGTACGGCAAGGTTTACCCAGTAGTTAGATTATGGATGGAGAAAAAGAATTACATCCAACCAAAGTCTAACAATTTATCTACTAGCTCAACATGGACTAAAGGGTGCTAATATAAATTAGAAGTCCCTCTGGCTGACATCACTACTTTCGAAACATAAGGCTGCTGATTCCCTACTTCTTAATTAACGATGGTGAAATTTCCTTCTTAAAAAGGTAGTTAATAATCTGAAACTACAGGATTGAAATTTATTCCGCTAGTCATCCAAGTGGCGTCCAAACTAGATTAGGCGTCATGCAGATAATAATGACTATCAAAGGCTAAGAAGTAAACCTTCGGGTTGTTAGCTACGGCTGCGTGCTCTAACTAAATCTGATCATGAGAATTCTAATAGATGTTCCTAATAGGGGCTAAGCAATGGAGATTAGCTTCGCAAGGTCGCAAGTATTTCTCTCCGTTTAACATGTAATAATTCCTATCATAGTCGCTAACGTCTGGCCGTATAGGCAATAGAGTTATATGACGATTAGGATCTGACCTACAAATTTCGTTTAATATCTTCTTAGTCTACATGAACTTACTACCAATGTCTATGATCAGCAAGTTCCTAGATTCGTCTCTAAGAATATTAAAAGCTTCATTCCTCATAAAATCACTACAAAACCTAATGTTAGCGTGTCCGCCTCCTTCGTGCTAAATTCGCCTATAGCTATCAGAAGTAATGGGAAAACCAACATTGCTTAAGGCTTAAAAACATTGTTTAGTAACACCCGCTTAAGGATTCGGGGAGATAGATTACAATTGCTACTAAGCATTTCTTCTAAAGTTCCAGTGTCTAACGTCCTCCTAAGTTGGCAAGATATGTTAGACATTACTATAAATGCACGCCAAATTTTCGGCTCCTAACTATTACAAACTCATAGAGCTAACCTAATTAGTTGGGAGTTTAAGCTTGGATCCTTAACAAGAACCGAATTTTATCTTCTTACTGGCAATATCCATCAAGTCTTTTGGAAAGAATCTGCCCTTCATTTGTAAAGTAGAGGCAGGTTTAAACTCGGTGTAATAGCAAGGCTTATTCAGTATAGTGGCAATCTCGGACAACAAATGTCTACTCTTGATGTCCTTACACTGGGTTATGTCTCCAAATATACCCCTCCTAGCCATCTAAATCATTCCTATAAATTTGTATTCAAGGTCACAAATCTTTTCATTAAGGTTATCTCGCAAGGAGTGTACTCTATATAGCTCTCGACAATGATAGTAAAATGAAGTCTTACTAAAATCAAACTCCTTCTATTCTACAGGTTTCCTAACATACTCCTTAACTTCTTTAGTGATAGGATCCTAAGTGTAAGCAAGCATGTCCATAAGTTTGGCTGGATGGGCTTTATCTTTAATAAAGGGAACTACGTGCGTCTCGTCATTTCCAAAATTAAAGGACACGTAACAACTTCTCATGTTAATTCTCTTATTATAAGTTAACTAAAACTCTTCGTAAGGTATGATGGGAATGTAAAGCCCATACTACTAGAAAACTTAGTATAGAGCATCCTAAGAAATAAGGCCGTCTTTATCGTGTGCAAAGTACAAAGAACTAACGAAATCTTTCTTTAGCTCTTAATTAGAATCCGAGGTCAAGTGGATAGAAGACTTGACTACGCAATGCCCATGACTTATAGGGACAAAATGGCCTAAGTGTAACCCATCTCTATCTAAATTGATCTTGTCATAGCTATAAGACCAAGCATTATAGAGGTTTTATGGGTTTAAATCTACTTATTTGATATCCAAACAAGCTTAGATTAAGTATCCGCATTATCCGATTTTAGATTCATCTAGGGTCATCAATAACCCCGGGATAGGACGATTCTTCTTATCAAATAAATCCGAATGATGGGGTTCGGATTCTTCTTCTTTAAGAGATTCTTAGATCATCTTTGAAATCTAAGCATTTCTCTTATCCTAAGTTTCTTTAGAAAGAAATTAAGTGGGATAAATGGTTTTAATATTTTTAGACA